ACAATAACCCTACAGAATAACACAAAGCACAGGCTCGTTACGGGTCTGTGCTATTTCTATGCAATTCAAGGAGGATATCAAACATGGCTGCAACTGCTTCTCCGACCGTATCTTCCACGGTCGGTCTTAAAAACGTGGTTATCGCCCCTCTTACCGAGGACACCGAAGCCACGCTGACCTACGGTGAACTTCAGCTCATGGCGGGCGCCATCGAGGCGTCCGTAACCCCGGAAAACGCCGACCCCGATGTTCAGTATGCGGATGACGTTGAGTTCGATGTACTGTACCCTGATCCGGAGCTGGCGTTCAAAACCAAGATGGCCGACATCCCTCTGGTGATCCAGGAGATGATTTTCGGCAACCGCATCGACGATAACGGCGTTCTGATCCGTTCCGCTACGGACAAGCCTCCGTATTTTGCGGTCGGCTTCATGAGCGAAAAGTCCAATCACAAGTACCGCTATGTGTGGCTGTACAAGGTGCGCGCCAAGCCTGTGACCGAGTCCTACGCGACCAAGGAAGGCGGTACCATCACTCGCCAGACCGGCGAAATCGAGTGGACTGCGATCAAGCGCACTCACGACGGTCAGTACCAGGCAGTTGCCGATGAGGATGAGAACGGCTTCACTGCTGCGAAGGGCGCAACCTTCCTGCAGAGCGTGTACGAACCTGTTTTCGCCAACTCCGGCACCTGATAACCTCGCCGCCGTATGGAACAGTCTGTACGGCGGCTTCAATCTTGATCTGTGGAGGATGCAATCATGATTACCTGTAATCTGAACGGTAAGAAATATCATGTCGACTTTATCAGCGGGCGCGCTCTGCGAGAGATGGAGCCTGCTGCCAAAATGTATGGAAAGATCGTTGCTCTTTCCAATGCAGCCGTCAAGGGTGAAGAAGTTCCCGAAGACAGCAAATTCACCATTCCGGAAGCAATGGATGTGATGATCAAATGGTTCTGCATCCTCTTCCAGAATCAGTTTACCCCCGACGATGTGCTGGACGGTTATCCTGTAGATCGTCTGATGCACGACATTGCGCTGGCACTCATGGCTGTGCAGACGCAGACCACATCCATTCTTGATGAGTTCCCTACGAAGGCAGCGCAGACGGAGACGGCGACGACGAAAACGGAAGCCGTGAGCGAGGAGATCCCGCTGTTCTGACGCTGCATGATTTCATATATTCCACCTACAACTCTCTGTTGGAAGGCGGATGGCGCATGGCTGAGATAGACGGCATGGATATGCTTGGCTTTCTCCGCATCCGCGCCTGGAAAGCCGGACAGGAAAAGAAAAAGAAAGAACCCCGACGAGCGTATATCGACGAGGTTTGGGGCAACTTGAAGCCCACATGATGATATAAATACACTTCTTGTGCTTATTTAGGCAGGTGAAACCCAATGAGCGAAACGCTCCGCGACCTTGTGGTGTCGCTGTCCCTGCAGTCGGACAACTTCACCCGCAACATCAAATCCGTAAACAAGCAGATCCAGGAAGCGGAGTCGTACTTCCGATTGGCATCTGCCGGTGTAGAAAACTTCGAAAACACGGCTTCCGGGCTTGCAACGCATCTGAGTACGCTGGAAAGAAAGCTGACGCTGCAGAAAACGGCGGTTACACAGTATCAGGGCGCCTTGGATGCGGCAAATACGAAACTGCAGGAATGCTATGACCGTCAGGTTCAGTATGCCCAGCGTCTGGAGGATGCAAAGAAAGCGCAACTGGCGCTGAAAGATCAGGTCAGGCAGGCGGCTCAACAGGTAAAACACTTCTCCAACACGCTGGGTGAATCCGACTCCGCGACCATCGCAGCACGCGCAAATCTGGACGCACTCAAGGTTGAGTACAGAAATTCCGTCAAGGAAGTCAAAAAGGTCGCCGGTCAGAATACGGCACTAAGGAAATCCACGCAGAATGCTGCGGATGCCGTAACGACTGCGACGGTTCAGCTCAATCAGGCAAACGCTGCCGTAAAGGTAACGCAGTCGGAGATCGACAAGTGCAACCGATCTCTGGACCTCGCAAAAACCAGCTGGAATACGGCTGGCGAGGCAATCGAAAAAAGCAAAACGGCTCTTGTGACCATCGGTAAACAGATGCAGATGGCACAGAGCCGTTTTAAGTTGGCTTCTGCAGGAGTCAAGGACTTCGATAAGAGTGCGGAAGGGTTGACAGCGAAGCTCACGCTGCTTCGGGAGAAACTTGTTCTGCAGGAAAAGAGTGTCACTGAATACGAAAAGGCGCTTGCAGCTGCGAAGGAGCAGCTGAAGGCGGCCCAGGACGCTCATGATCCTGACAAGATCCGCGAGGCTTCGGATGCTGTTATTGACGCCGAAGCTGCGCTCATCAATGCACAGGCGGCGGTCAAAGGCACCCGCGCTGAAATTGAGGACTGCAATAAGGCGCTGAAAACGGCGCAGTCTGCATGGACGCAGGCCGGAAAGAGCCTGGAATCCTTCGGAAAGAAATGTGATACAGTCAGCAAGGCCATGACCACGGCGGGCAGAACGCTCACCACCGTCATGACCACGCCGATTCTCGCACTCGGTACGGCAGCGGTCAAGGCTTCCGTCAGCTATGAATCCGCCTTTGCATCCGTCAGAAAGACAGTCAATGCAACCGAAGAAGAGTTTGAGAGGCTTTCCGGGCAGATCAAGACGATGTCCACCGAGGTGGCAACCTCCTCGGACGATATTGCCGAAGTCGTCGCCATTGCGGGTCAGCTGGGTATTGCCAATGATTATCTGATGAATTTCAGCCGCACGATGATCGACTTGGGCAACAGCACGGATATTGTTGCCTCGGAAGCGGCAAGCACCCTTGCCAAGTTTGCCAACATCATGAACATGGATCAGAGCAAATTCGGCAACCTGGGCGCTGCGCTGGTCGATCTGGGAAACAAGTATGCGACGACCGAGTCGGCGATCATGAACATGGCCATGCGTCTGGCCGGTGCAGGTCATCAGGTCGGTCTTTCCGAAGCGCAAATCCTGGGCTTTGCGGCGGCTCTTTCCTCCCTTGGCATCGAAGCTGAAATGGGCGGTTCCGCATTCTCCAAGGCGCTGGTCAAGATGGAGGTCGCTGCCGCTACGGGAGGCGAAGCTCTGGATGATTTCGCCAGAGTTTCTGGCATGACCGCTGAGCAGTTCAAGGCTATGTGGGATACCGATCCTGCAGGCGCTTTCCAGGCGTTCATCGAAGGTCTTGCCCGGATGGACGAGGAAGGCATGAGCGCCATTGCCACCTTGAATGAGATCGGTATCGTGGAAGTGCGACTGCGCGATACCTTACTCCGTGCGACTAACGCGAACGAATTGTTCACCAAAACCCAGCAGACCGCCAACGAAGCATGGGAAGAGAATACCGCGCTCGTTACGGAAGCCGGAAAACGTTACGCTACGACGGAGAGCAAACTGACCAATCTAAAGAACAAGACTGTCCTGTTCGGTCAGCAGATCGGCGACGATCTGAATCCCACCATTCATAACCTGATCGACGGCGCAGATGATCTGTTGGATCGGTTCATGGAACTGGATGAGGCTGAACGCATGCAGATCATCCGTTTTGCCGCAATTGCCGTCTCTGCCGGTCCTGCTCTGCTGGCATTCGGCAAAATCACCAAGGGCGTCGGTACGATAGCCACGGCAGTCGGAAAATTCTCTACCGCTGTCGGTGTGGCAGGCGGCGGATGGAAAGGATTTATTTCTGTTTTGGGCAAGTCTCCTGCAATCTGGATGGCTGTTGCCGCTGCTGTGATTGCCGGAACGATCGCCCTTGCAGATTATGTGTCGGGAGCCAAGAAAGCCCGCGAAGCTCTGAAGGGCATGCAGGAAACAGCTGAAAGCTGGAAAGAAACCGCAGCAGATACTTTCTATGGCCGCAGCGAGGGCCTTGGCTTCTTCGGTATGTCCGAGGCTGATTTTGAACGCAACGAGCAGACTGCCCGCGAATGGCTGGATGGCCTCATTAAAGTATGGACAGACGGTCAGAAAGAATCGGATGAAATCGTCAGCGAATGGACTTCTTCCTTTAAGGCGCTGACAGCTTCTACCCGTGAAGAACTGGCGGAGATGAAGGCTGCGGCGGATGAAGCCGGATATACAGGCGTGTCCGATCAGCTGGCAGCGGATATGGCTACGCTGGACGCCATGGACGCAGAAATTGAACGTCTGCTGAAGAAACGGCAGAACGGATACTTCTCTGAGCAGGATCAGATTCGTTTGCAGGAACTGATCGACACACGCGAGGCTATTGAGATCAAGTACAAGCTGTCCCCGGCTGATGTGGATGGCTTCGATACGATCAGACAGAAGGTGGAAGCCGAGGTCGCCCGTGCGCAGGCCCGTGGCAAAGAGGATGCTGATGCCTCTGTGTATGAAAACGCAATGGTCGCTGCTGCCGAAGGACTTGCCGCTGTAAACGCCGAGATCGACGAGCAGTACGACAAGGAATATGCGCTCATTCAGCTGATCGAAGATTCCGCGGAGCGTCAGGCTGCGCTGGATGCTCTCAATGCAAAGTACAACGAAGATCGCCGCAATGCCGCGATGGAGTATGCCGCGCTGCTGGCAGACATCGTAATGCCAGTCTGGGAGCAGGAAGATATCCGGCAGGCAGCAACAGATGTGGACCTGCTGACGCAGAAGTTGCGCGAATACAGCGCGGCGAACGAAACCGAGAAGCCACAGCTTCTGGAAGATCTGAATGAACTGACTGCCAGCATGGATGAAGGCGCGATTACCGAGTATATCGCCATGCTGACACAGATCCAGTCCCTTCTGGACAGCGGTATGTCGGAAGATGAGGTTCAGGCTCTCTTCCCCGAGATCGACTTCTCCACGGCGCTTGAGCAGATTGCTTCCATTCAGGCGTTCCTCAATAACAGGGAGATCGAACTTCCCGGTCTTACCGCCATGTTCGGCGAGGCGCTCCCGGAAGAACTGTTGACGATCGCCACCGATCTGGATATGACCGGTGCGCAGTCCCGATGGGACGAGTTTGCTGCCAACCCCGGCGCGATCACGACGGATGCGATTGTTGCCGGGTACCAGGAAGCAGAGGATGCAGAGAAGCTCCAGCCTACGGTTGACGCATTTATAGCAAAATACACGGAAATCCCCGAGGGAGCTTCTACTGCTGAACTGACCCCGGAAGGTCTGATCGGTTATGTCAATGCTTATGCGGAAGCGACAACGGGCGCGTCTGTTACAAGCCTGAATCCCACGAACATTACGGCCATGGTCAGCGCCTACGAAGAACTGGCGGAAGGCGCTGACATTTCCACGCTTAAGCCTGACGAGATCGTAGCCTATGTGTATCAGTATCTGGAGAAGCAGGGCGTTGATACAACGCAGCTGAAGCCGGAAGATGTTACAGCCTTTGTCATGGCTTATGAAGAGGTCACAGGCGGCGCACTGACTACGCAGCTGACGCCCGATGATGTGACGGCCATGGTTGCAAGGTATCTGGAAGCGGAGGACGTGGATGTATCCGCGCTTTCTCCTGATCAGATTGAGGCCATTGTCAGCGCCTTTGCCGAGACTACAGGCTGCGATAAGTCCCAGCTGCTCCAGAACTTCACGGCGTACATCTCGAAATACGACGATACGAATGCCGTCAAGCCTAATCTGACAATGTCGGTAGGCATCTATGGATATGACCTTCTTGCCTACAGACGCTTTATCGCTGCCAACCCGGTGGAGGTCCAGGGTATCGTCAAGCTGGGTGAAGTATATGAAAATCCCTCGGACGCCCTGAACGATCCTCAGACGCAGTTCTGGCAGAATGGAATACAGATTCCGGTAGATGCGGTTCCTTCCGAACTGCTGACAGCTGACAAGGTCGCTATTCTCGGTGAGGATGGTACGCTTCATGTGCTGATTGCACCGGAGGTAACCGGTACTCAGGAGGCTATTGATGCGATTTCTCCGCTGGTGGATGAGGTTGACCAGCTGGGGGTAACTGCTGCCGGTATGTGGGCGGGTGTAATGCCTGCGACCACGATGGATCTGATTGGCTCCGCTGTCAGCCGCATCAACTCCTACACCAAAACACTGGACTACAACGGCTGGCAGAAGTTCTGGGCAGCTCTGCGCGGTGAAAGCGTCGATCACGGCGTGCTCGATCAGAGCATGAAAAACGACTTCTCCACAGAGACGGTAGCAGAACTGTCAGCCTATGTAGGTGAAGTGGTATCTGCCATCCAGCAGGGCAAGGAAGTATCTGTGCAGGATGTTCAGAATCTGCAGGATATCCTCACCTTCCTACAAGGTCTCGATACCACCGAAACGGGTACGCACATCCTCGAAGGTGTGGCTGCCGGTATGACGCAGGGTGGTTGGGAGACGGATGCGGAAACAGTTGCATCCAATCTGGAGGCCGCGCTGAATCTGGCGTTTGGTATTCAGTCGCCCAGCACGCGTGTGAAACCTGTGGGAGAAAATGTATCCGCAGGCGTCGGCGTCGGTATGACAGGCTATGACTTTACGACAGACGCCAGCTCGGTGGCGACCGCTGTTGATACCGCGCTCAATACCGCGCTGACCACTACGACTCTGACACCCATCGGAACAGCGGCTGTGACAGGTCTTGCACAAGCGATGACTTCCTACAGCATGGCTGGTACGGGTGCGACGGTTTCTTCCAACGTACGCTCCGCAGTCAATTCCAGCCTGACCAGTACGACGCTTCGTTCTGCAGGCGTGAATGCAATGGCGGGTCTGAAGGCGGGTATCAACGCGGGACGAAGCGGAGTCATCTCCGCCATGCGCTCTGCTGCACGTGCAGCTGTAAACGCAGCAAAGTCCGAACTCAAAATCCACAGCCCTTCTGAGGTCTTCGAGGATGAGGTCGGCGTTCAGACGATGCGCGGCTTTGGCGTCGGCGTATTGAAAGAAGCAAAGGAACAGGCGCGCGTTATCCGGAACGCTTCTCGATACCTGACTGGTGAGGCCAGAGAAGGCGCCATTGCCTATTCCACCAGCGATAACCGGCGAACCTACAACAATAATTTAAGCTCTACGATCCAGGTGGCGCAAATGGTCATCCGGGATGAACAGGATATCCGTTCTCTTGCAGTAGAGATTGCAACGCTTACGCGCCGCCAGCAGCGCGGGAAAGGACTGAGATTTGCATGAACGAGTGGTTTGAATGGAATGGTGTGAGATGCACCGACTACGGAATCTATGTGACCGAACAGCCTCCGCCCACAATCCCGGATGAGCGCGTCACATTCACCAACGTCCCCGGACGGAGCGGGTCGCTGACCACTCTCGAAGGGGACTTTGTATACGAAGATATGGTGCTGACAGCCACCTGCGTGATCTCCGATCCTGAGAGGATTCCCGAGATCGCCGAGTGGCTGCGCGGCTCCGGCACGGTCACCTTCGCCAACCGTGATGGTGGCTTTTATTATGCCCGTATCATCAACCAGATCCCGTTTGAGAAGATCCTGCGCGGCAACCCGCATCGTACCTTTGCTGTCAACTTCCGCTGCAAGCCATTCTGGTATGAAGCGGATGTGGCTCCCAAGAACATCCAGCCTGCCAGCGGCAGTACCAGCGGATATGTGACCATGCAGAACCCAGGCAACGTACCCTCTGAAC